AGCGGGACGCCGGTCAGGGTCTTGATGCCGATGTCCTTCGCGGAGGCGCCAAGTCCTTGAAGGCCCGTCATGCTCGGGTCCACGATGTGCTTTCCGCCGCTGACGCCATGAGGTTTCTTCCAGAGCTCACCGAAGGACTTGCCGACGCCCTTGTCGTAGATGGTCTTTCCGCCCTTCTGGCCCACGCCCATGATCGAGCGAGCGCGGGCGCCGAAGCCGCCGAGGGCGTTTTGCCCCATGAACGGTTTCGACTTGAGCCCTGCGCCCAGGACGCCCTTCATGGCCTTTCCGCCGAAGTGCCACCCTGCGCCGCCGGCTGCTCCACCCAGGAAGCCGCGCCCGGCGCTGCCCCAGTCCCAGGACATGTTCGGGTCACCGGTGAGACCGCCGATGGTTCCGGAGAACGTGCCGTAGCGCAGCATCTCGGCCGGGAGCTTGCGCCCTCCGCCAGTTAGTGCGTGGAAGAGCTTGGAGCCGCCCTCGCCCGGGTGCTTTGAGCTAAACATCGCCTTTCCGAAGCGTCCGGCTTCCTGCCCGGCGCGCCACGGTACCATGCCCCACCCACCAGCCGCTTCGGGTGCGACTTTCTGTGTGATGGCCCTGCCGGCGCGCCTTCCGAGGTTCGCAGCGCGACGCCCGATGCCGCGACCGGCGGCGCCCACGGTCTTGTTGAGGCCCCAGCCGAGACCCTTTCCGATTCCCTTGGCGGCGCCCCAGCCGAGACGCCCCAGGAGTGCGTTCTTTTCCAGGACAACGCCCTCTTCCTGTTCGGCCTGGTGAATCCCCTTCAGATAGGCGACCTTCAGGAGGGTGCTGGTGTCGCTGTCCATCAGCCGCCCCCGTATTTCGATCGGAATCCCGGGTAGACGTATCGGTACCCGGAAGAAAGGCTGCCGTAGGCCGCTTCCATGTTGAGCTGCTTGTTGATGTCGGCGGCGGTCTGTTTCCACACAGATGTCAGCTTATCGGCCAACTGGTCGTAGAGGGCGAACTTGTCATCGATGCCGACCTGGATGTCGCCGTCTTGATAGGTGGCCTGGTTGCGCAGCTGAAGGAACGACTCGCTCCGGAACAGGTGAGCACAGATGCCCATGAGGAGCACCCAGTCGTTGGGGAAGTTGTCTTCGGTGAACGAGGTGACTGGCGTGATGGCGTTGAACTCCGAGATGGCGAAGAAGGTGGCGTCACGGACGTCCTCGTCTTCGAACTCCACCTCGTCGAGCAACACGTTATTCCCCGCGAAGTCACGGAGAAAACGGCGCACTTGACCGTCAGTCACGGCCATACGACACCTCGCCTGGTGATGTGGTTTGCGCGGGGAGAGACGGACGCGTGCCGGTTAGCAGGTACGCCGGACTGGCCTGTCGGTCGTCCATCGTGTGCACACCGTCACCACCCGCCACCGCGCGTCAGCTGCGCCTGCGCGACTTCTTCTTCGACTTCTTTTCCGGCACCGGTTCCGGCTCCGGCTCCGGCTCCGGCTCCGGCTCCGGCTCCGGCTCCGGCTCCGGCTCCGGCTCCGGCTCCGGCTCGGGCACAGGCTCCGGCCCGGGCACAGGCTCGGGCTCGGGCTCGGGCTCGGGCTCGGGCTCGGGCTCGGGCTCCGGAGCGGGAGTGGGGGCGGGGGTGGCCGCGGGTGCCGGAGCACCCTTGGCCTCGGCCGCTTCCCGCGCTGCCGCCTCTTCGAGCGTGAGGCACGAGACCTTCGAGAAGGACACGAACCTCTGCACGTCGGGGAGACCGGCAACGGCGTCGTCGACGTTTTTCCGGTCGAGCTTGGCCTTGGACTTCGGCTCGATGTACCCCTTCGGGTACAGGAGTACGCGGCCCGAGGCCAGACTGACGGTCAACGCCGTCTCGTTGAAGAGCACCTTCATGACCAGCTCCTGCTGTTGCTAGGTCAGGGTCACGCGGGTGATGGCGTCGGTCGCGCCGATGCCGATTCCCGGGGAGCTGTAGCTCCAGAACTCGATGATGTCCGCTTCCTGCTTGATGAACAGGGTGGCGTCCTGGAGCAGGTAGAAGTTGCCCAGGTAGTTCTCGGGCGAGAAGACCCAGAACTCGTCGTTCTGCACGATGTCGTTCTTGATGGTCGTCACGACGGGGATGCCGAAGAGCTTCTCCTCTTCCTCGACGCCGTCGTCGTAGTGCCGCGACGCGATCGGATCACCGATCGAGGTGGCCGGCAGGTCGAGCACGTCGTAGTACAGCTCCTTGGTCATCAGCAGCTTGCCGATCGGCTTCTTGCGCGCGATGTGTGCCTTGAGGGCCGCCTTGATGTTGGTGCCGCTGAGCGGCCCCGCGATCGAGAGGTCCTGGGCCGGCTTGCCGGTCACGGCCGCGACGCACGTCTCGTAGAACTTGCCGTCCTCGACGTCCGCCATGTCCTTCACGGAGTTGTCCGAGAGGATCTTGCGGATGTCGTTCTGGTACGTCATCAGCTCGAACTTCGACTTCGTGAACCGCTGGCTCTCGATCTTGCCGAAGTACACCGCGTAGCGGGGACCCGAGAACCAGGTCCGGTCGCCGGTGCCCTTGAAGGTGACGAAGGTCGCGACGGAGTCGGGCTCCTTCTCCACGATCTTCTTCGGCAGATCCGTGTTCTCGTCGCGATCCAGCTCGTCGTCTGCGAGGACGATGGGCGGGAGGATCTCGCGCGAGAAGGCGGTCTGGCGCAGCTTGCTCCGGATGAAGGCCGAGCCCTCCTCCATGGCCTGCTTCTCCTGACCGCTCTCGAGCTTGCGCACGAAGTTCGAGTTGATGAACCGTGCGTCGACCTGCGTGGTTTCTGATCTCATCTTGTCATCTCCCTTGTGAGAGTGGCTTTCGCCGGTTCTCCTCCGTATTGAATGGAATCCTACGACTCGACGGTCATCACACCGTCGACGGGATCGAAACTGAGTACCTTGCCGAGCGGCGGGATTCCGCTGCCGGGATCGGTGATCGTGAACACGCCGCTGGCATCGGACCACAGCGGCACGGCCACGGAGGGCGTCAGGGCGGTGGCCACCTTGAAGACCACACCGGTGCGCAAGCGCACGCAGGTGGTCATGCCGGTGAAGTCACCGTCGTACTGGTCGGTGCCCTGGAGTACCATCCAGGGATGGTCGATCAGGGCGGACTGGTGCCGGTCGACGACGGGGACGCCTGCCTCGTCTTCGACGGCCACCACGGTTCCCTCGACGAGATCCGAGATGGCGTTCTTTTCCTTGAACTCATACGTGAGCGCGGAGCCGTTCGGCCAGCCGCGCAGAACATCGAACTTCGAGTTGAGGTTGGACATGCTTTTTTCCTCCTACCAGGCCGACGCGATGTCGACGTAGCCGGCTGCCGAGTTGACGCCGATGACCTGGCCGATGTCCTGCTCGGCGCCGGTCACCTTGTCGACCACGCCTGCGTTGGCGTACACGCGGTCTCCGATGGCGAGAGACACCGCTGTCTCGACGCGCCAGATGACGCCGGACTTGAGCGACAGGGCGGTCATCTTGTCGACGAAGGCCGCGTCGGACTGGTCCATGCCCTGGAGCACGAGCCACGGGAAGTCGGGTGCGTCGGTGACGTTGCCCGAGGTGAGCGCTGTGAGGACGGGCACGCCCGCCTCGTTTTCGATCTTGCCGATCGAGCCCTCGACCAGGATCGGCGACTCGGCGGCCTTCTGCTTGAAGTTCGCTTCGAGCGCGCTCTTGCCGTGCGGCGACAGCCCGGCGAGGACATCGAACTTGGAGTTCAGGTTGGACATCGTGTCCCTCCTAGTAGGCGGCGACGTGGATGAAGCCGGTGCTTCCGGCCACGCCGTTGGTGTAGATGACCTGACCCACGGGCCACTTGTCGGTGTAGGCCTCCAGCACGCCGGAGTTGGCCTGGAGCTTTGTTCCGGCCACCAGCGTGTCGGCGTCGTCGTGCTGGACCTTGACCACGGTGCCGCTGTTCAGCTTGAGGGCTGCCATGTTGCCCACGAACTGGGCGTCCCACTGGTCGTTGCCCTGGATGATCACCCAGGCGTCCGGCTTCGGTGCCAGCAGGGCCTCGGGGCCGTCCGGCGACGTGAGCAACGCGGCGTAGGCGTCTGCGTCCTTCTGCTTCGAAGACTTTCCCCAGGTGCCCGCGGCGGTGTAGTCGTACCACCGGGTCGCGTACACCGGGTCGTCGACGATCTTGATGCGGACACCCTCGACCGGCGTCGAGGCGGCGAGCTGCTCGGCCGGGTTGAACAGCCACGCGGTGCCGTTGTACGTGTAGTACTTGCCGTCGTAGACGCTGATGCCGGCGATGCCTCCGTCGACCAGGATGCGGTTGTCCGCGGCCGGAGTGGTGGTGGTCGACCAGGCGCTTCCCGCCGTGGCGTAGGTCCAGACCTCTTCCTCGCCGCCGGTGAAGGAGCCAGCTGCGCTGGCCTCGACGACCACGACGCGGGTGCCGTCTGGCGGCTCCGCGGCGACGGCAGCGAGCACGAGGTTCCACGCGGCGCCGTCCCACTCGACGATGTCGCCGATGCCGAAGACTGACCAAACGCCGCCGACGCCGGCGACCATGTAGGCCTGCCCGCGCTTTGACGCAGCCAGCGTCGGAGCGGTGACGAGCGTGTCGTCGACCATCCGCAGGACGACGGCGTCGTCCAGGTCGAGCACGGCCCAGGCGCCGCTGGTGCAGACCACGACCTTCTTCTCGAGCCCGGCGAAGGAACCGGCGGCGCTGGCCTCGACGACCACGGCGCGGGTGCCGTCCGGCGGATCGCCACCGGACTGCGCGACGGCGAGTTCCCAGGCGGTGCCGGTCCAGGTCACGATGTCTCCCGCATCGAAGACCGACCAGACGCCACCGGCGGTGGCGATCTCGTAGGACTTGCCCCGGTCGGCCAAGGTCAGAGTCGGCGCGGTGATCAGGCTGTCGTCGATGATGCGGAGAACCGACGCCTCGGGGAGGTTCCGGTTCGCACCGGTGACGACGGTGCCTTCGACGAGGGTTGAGCCGGTCAGCGGTTCGAAGTTGTAGTCCAGCGAAGCGCCGTTCGGCCAACCACGCAGCGTATCGAAAATGGAGTTCAGGTTCGACATGTGTTCGTCTCCCTAGCTCGAGAGCCAGTTGAGAAAGCGATCATCTGCGATCTCGGCTGCTTCTTTGACGGTCATCGGGGCGCTGTAGTCGTTGATGTCCGCGACCTCGCCGAGCGAGTCGGACTCCTTGGACTCCGCCAGCTTTTCGAGGGTCCCGAGCAGCTCGTTGTCGGTGCTCGACAGCTTCAGGAGGACCGAGTCGGGGATGTCCTCGCCTGTCGCGGCGGCGTACTTCTCACCGATGGCTGTGATGAGCTTGTCTCGCTCGGCGTTGATCGCGGCCTGTTTCTCGCCCTCGACCTCGTCGAGGTAGTTGGCCGCGGCTTCCAGCACACTTGCGATCTTGTCGTTGGTCAGCATCTCTACCTTCCGATTTTCCGACCCAGGAGGGCGAGGCCGAGGGCGGCCTGAACGACCTGGGCGCACTTCACCCGTTTGGTGGTGCGGTCTTCCGTCTGGGGCGGCTGCTCGCGAACCAGCTTGGCGATCTTTCGGAGCTCAGCCTGCATGGCCGACCTCGCGCAGAAATTCCCGAACGTCGCCGACGGACACCACGTCGGTGCCCTTTGGAGATCTCCGAAGGTCGCCGGCGACCTTGTGCAGGAGCTTTCCAATGGCGGTCTTCGGGTTCGGCGTCTGGGACGCCTCCTTCACGAACTGAGTCTGGGCGAGCTTCGTCAGGCTCTCCGCCTTGACCTCGTTCACGATGGCTTCGGCAATGTCGCCGATGGTTCCCTTGGTCGTCATATCGACATGAACTCCCGCCCGGGGGTCGCGCCGAACACGCTTCCACCGAGGCCCTTGAGCAGCTGCGGAGCGATGAGTCCCGAGGCGAGGCCGGCGCCGAACGAAAGGTTCCGCGTCGACTTGTTCTTCTCCTCGGCCTCTTCACGAGCGGACTGCTCGCCCAGATATCCGAGGCCGTATCCGCCGCCGCCGGCGAGCCCCGCTGCGAGCAGCGGTGCCTTCCATCCGGCGAGCTTCACGACGTCCTTGACCACCATCGATTCAGCGGCGGCCTTGAACAGCTCGGAATATATCTGGGCAGCGTCGCTCATCGTTACATCGCCCGCAGGATTTCCACGGTGTCCCGGTAGCCGCGCGAGAAGCAGTCGCTCGCTGTCTTCTCGATTTCGGCCGCCGTCTCGCGGTAGCCCTGCTGCGCGGCGGACAGCTTCTCGCGGCCGCCGGCCGTCTGGGCCAGCTTCTGGAAGACGTTGCCCGACTGCTCGGCCGCGGCCTGCTTCTCGAGCTCGCCGGCGACCTGGGCCAGCTTCTCGCGGCCCGCGGCGGTCTTGGACAGCTCCTCGATCTCGGTGGAGCAGTCCTGGTAGCCCTGGGCGAAGGCGTGCTTCTTGAGCTCCTCGATCTGGCCGCGGCCGTGATGGTAGCCGAGCTCCATCGCCTGCTTCACCAGGTCGGGATTCTCCGAGGCGAACTTGTTGAACTCCTCCTCGGTCGGCACGCCGTCGGCGCTGGCGATCTTGGTGGTCGGCTGCATCCCGGCGGTGGCGCCCTCGTACTGGCCGATCCTCGCCATGAAGCCATCGGCCACGGCTGCGCCGTAGATGTTGGCCTCCTTGATGATGAGCTCACCTTCGCTGCCCGCGATCGCCGAGGCCATCTTGTCGAGGCCGTCCTGTGCGGGCTGCGCGTCGGCGGCGACCTTGGTCCGCTCGTCCGTCGCTGGCTGGAGTACCTCGTTCAGCGCGCCCACGAGCTGGTCGCGTGCCGAGGAGGTCTTCGAGTTTCCGGCCTGGGGAGCTTCGTCGCTGGCGGACTTGGACATGCCGTCGTTGCCGATGCCCTGGAGGTCCGCGAGAATGTTCTTGAGCTCCATGTCGTCGTTCTCCTTTTTGACCCCGATTCACTACGAGGAATATTAGGACGTTTCAACCACCTACACAAGTTCGTTTCACAGGTAAAGCGCTCCGCCGACTCGGTTTGCTGCTTCCTCGAAGGTCAGTTCGAGGCCTTCTTCTCCCGAGCCGGTACGAATATCCCCCGCGGGTGTCCGCGGGCGATGAGACAAATCCATCGCCATCTTGATCATGGCGTTGCTCACATCGAACGCGCGTGCGTCGTTGCCGGGCGGATTCAGAGTGTAGGCCCCGGCCATCAGCGCAGCGCAGCCAACGAGGTTTGCGTACTTGCTACGCCCCAGCGGAACGTTGTTGTAGAAGCTCGGTGTGTGAAGCCCGAGGCCGGAGTACGTGCAAGCGCGGCGGTAGAGGTCGTCCTCGTGCTGCGACCGCTTTTCGGACAGCGGTTTCATTTTTTCAGCGAGCAGCGGGCTGGGCGCGCACGTGTCCATGAAGCCCGTCTCTTCCAGAGTGTCGAGGATGCTGGGATTCTCTGCCAGCATCTGGAAGACAGAACCCTGGACCTCTACGGCTCGATCCAGCACGCCTTCCGGGATCGTTGCACGGGGGTCAATCTTCCAGACGAAGAACTTGATGAACTCAGGAGTGGTCATGAGAATGCCCATTGACGACAACGTCGAGAGCACTTCGGCCGGTCGGAACCGGATGAGGCTTCGGATGGTCTCGTCGTCGAGTGGAGGCATACCTTCGGCAGCGGGGCGCGCGACCTGGTCGCCAAGCTGGCGGAGCATTCGCAGTTGTCCGTCGTCGGTCTTGGCCCCTCCCACCTGTCCGCGCAGCACCTTGTTGATGATCGAGAGCTTTCGCAGGTTGGCCACCTTGCGCGTGGCCTCCTCGACGTACTCGCCGAGCGCCGCCGAGCTCTGGAAGTCGGGCAGAAACTCAGCGACCTTTTTGATCATGAAACCGAGGCGGTCTGCGGGGCGCCGAACTGCTGACAGATCGAAGAAGCGCGGGCTCGGATTCCACACGAAGATGACTTGCCCGTTGGGGAGCGTGTCGCCCAGCTGAAACTTCGCGTGGTCGCAGTAGGCGTCTCGATTGGGCGCCTTGTTTCCGCAGATTGAGCAGACGTCGTACTTGACTTTGCAGCCCATGGAGACAGCAGGGAACTCTCCGTTTTCGATCCGGACGACGACGTCGGAGGCCTTCTCGTTGTCGAGCGCGAGCAGGAGTTCCACGCGGTGCATCGGCCAGTTGTAAAACGACTTGAGTACGTCGCCGATCTTCTTGGCCGGGTCCTTGTTGATATGGTGTCGGTAGACGTTGGCGTGCTGCTCGAACGTCTTGTAGTGCTTCGGTAGTACCTGGTCTTCTGTGATGGGCGTCTTTCCTGCGAGCAGAGGACGCTCAGGCCATGCGTCGCCGTTTCGGTTCGGACCGTAGAACTCTCCCGCCGTCATTGCCAGGACGAGGATGATCGTTTTTCCCGGTTGCGGGTCAACGGACTTGACGTAGTCCATCGCTTCGCTCGCAGCCTTGACATGCGCGAGTTTGTTGAACTCGTGCGGGCGAACGATCTGAAGCGTTGGCTCGCCATACCGGGACAGCGCGTCCAGCTGGATGAGCTTCGGGAGGTAGCCCATCATCGGCACAACTCGCTGAGCACGTACACCCCGTAGTGCCGGTTCATGGCGCGGACTTCGGCAGCGAGCTTCTGTGCTCCCTCGTCGAGACTCGCGGGGAGTGAATCGAGGAGCGCGTCGACCACACCGACAGCGGCCAGCTTTTCGATGGCCTCGTTGACGCGGTCTTCTTCGTTCTCCGCGGAACCCCACTTTGAAATCGGGGGAGCTTGCGACGCGGCGGGCGTCCGCGGCTGACTGATGTAGTTGTCGATCGGGCTTCCGGCCGCGCCACCGAGCAGCTTCGAGACGCCGTAGGTACCCAGGCCGATGCCCGCGAGACCCAATGCTCCGGTGAGGAGCTTGTTGCGAACGATCTCTCCGACGTTCTCGGCCGTCTGTTCGGACTGGCTGCGTCCGTAGCGCGCCAGGGCCGCGCCTCCCAGCGCGAGCGGGGCAGCGACGCCACCTCCGATGCCGAGGCCCCACCCGAGGCCCTTGCCGACGTTTCCGAGGCTGCTCTTGATGGCACTTCCGAAACTGGATTCCTTGAGGTGCCCGAAGATCTCATCGGTGATACGCGCGCGAACGGCTGCTACTTTCTCTTGCACCTCGGCGTCGTCGGGGTACTGCGCCGCGACCTTCTCCAGCTTCTGCACCGCGGAGATCCCGCGGATCAGCTCCAGCGCTTTCGGGTGCACGGGGGTCATACCTAGCTCCGGCGCAGATTGCGGTACGCAGCGATGCCGTCGAGGATGATCTTGTACTCGGCGTTCTTCTCGTAGAGCTTCGTTCCGAGGACCTGAATGGCGCTGCGAAGATCGAGGGACTCCCCGACCTTGTACCCTTCGCTCCGGAGACGCGCCGCGGCGACCTTGTCGAGCCCGAGATGCGTCAGGCGGTGCGCGGCTTCCGGCCCGATCAGCTTGGACAGATTGATGTTCATGAGTATCTAACTCCCGGGTTTTTGGCCTGGTTTACCGCGGCCTCTGCTTCGGCGATTCCCTTGATTGTCTGGAAGTCCAGCCCGCCCATGCCCGCGGTCACGGCTGTGGTCAGAAATGACCGGACAGCGTTCTTGTCCTGCGACAGGGTCGGCGCCACGTTGGCCATCGTGTGGTAGGCCTCGAGCAGCGTCTTGTTGTCCGCCTGGGCCAGAGTCTGGTCTTCGCGTTTCAGCGCATTGAAGATGCCGCGACGGGCCGGACTGGCTCCCATGCGGTCCTTCATGGTAGCGAGGCCCTTGCTAGCCATGTCCTGTGTCAGCCCGAGCAGCCCCTTGGCGGTTTCACTTCCGAGCGTGGAAGCGAAGGAAGACCCTGCTGCCTCGTCAGCCTTGACCCGGTCGTAGAGGCTGTGCAGCCCGCGGTCAACGCGGTAGCTCAGAGTTTCGGCGGGGCGGCTTCCCTCCATAGCTCCTGTGATACCCACGGTGCCGGCGGCCGCCAAGGCGCCTGCGCCCAGTGCGGCGGGGACGAGGAACTTGGGGCTCTTGAGCCCCTGCCACGCCAGCCCAGCGACGTCATTCCACCCGGCGTTCTTCTCGAGGAAGACCTCGGGTGAATCGAAGTACTCGTTCTTCACAGAACGCTCCCGTACCTCTGCTGCACGTAGGTGCAGGCCGCGGAGCAGCCGCTGTACTCTTCGGCGAGTTTCAGCAGCGTGTCGAGGCTGCGCATCTCGGGCGTGTTGCCGTCCACGACTCGGGCGAGCTTGGCGTGCGACGTGTCGACCGTGCCCGGCAGCCGCAGACACTGACGGATGTCAGCGAGGATCGGCGTGGCCACGGCGCCGCGGAGAGAGACGGCGTCCTTCTCGAAGGCGTCGTAGTCGGGGCCGTACAGCTTCGCGAACTCCGAGGCCAGCTTGTCGAGCTCTTCCTTGTACTCGTAGGCACTCTGGAGCTTCCGATCGTTCAGGTCTTCGGCGACCTTGCGGATCTTGATGATGATCATGCTCCGCTTCTTCGGCGACATCGGCTCTGCCGGAGCAGCGGTTTCCTCAACCACTTCCTCGGCGGGGCCTGCGACGTCCTGCCCGAGCATGCCCTTCACCTTGTCGGCGATCTCGGTGAGTCCGCCGAACATATCGGTCGTGCGCTCGGGAGAGTCGCTGACGCTCTCGACCACCTCCGGCTCCTCGTCCTTGTACACGTCCTTCAGGACGGTGGACGGGTCAGCGGGGTCGAACTCGACGAGCTTGTCGTCCCCGTCCTTCTTGTCGAACAACGTCAGGTGCGCCATCGTGTTGGCCAGCTGAACGAGGTTCTTGATCTGGTCGGGGTTGAGCTCGTTGTCGAGCGCCGACTTCACGATCTCATCGTTGAGCGGCGTCGAAGAGGTGAAACTGCGGTCGACCACAGCTCGAGCCATCTTCTTGAAATCTTCCGGCCGGTACACGCGCATTTGTCGTCCCTACCTCAGTGAAGGATCTTTCCTCGTTCGATACCGCTCTTTTCCTCGTTGGTCGTTTCGTCCTTGGACTCGAGGGCGATGCGGAGCTGCTCGACACCGGTATCGGTGTCGCTTTCATCTTTCTCGGAAGCACGAAGGCCAACCTGAGCCCACCGCAGGGCTGCATTTGCCAGTGACGAGTCCCCGCGGTTGATGCGCACGAGCTGCGCCATCATGTAGGCCGTGGAGCGAATGTTGTCCTGTACGTAAATGGAGTGGACGTTGTAGGTACCGCGGCCCAGTCGGACTTTCAGGCACTCTTTGCCCAGATCTACGCCGTATGTCTTCAGTTCGGCACCGAAGTCACTGCCCTTGTACTCGTGGGCGTAGCTGATGATGTCGAGCTCGTCTTCGAACGCATCGGCGTCGAAGAAGAAGTAGGAGTACGCGTCGCTGACCTCAGTCGGCACGCGAAGCACTCCATTGATTTCTTCGGCCGTGCATCCGGCGAGCAAGCAGGCTTCGAGGACCTCCCGCTTGTACAAGCTGGAGTAGATCGCATACGCTCGGAGGATCTCATCGGGAACAGTTACCTTTTTGCTTCCTGACAGCAGGGCGTAGAGGGCCTTTTCCGGCCTGCCGGCCGGTGCCTTCTTTTGTCGAACCGCTTCCAGGATTTCCTGGAACCGGTGATCAGGACTCTTGGAGATCGCTGCTCCCTTCCTGTGCGGCCATCGCAGTTTGGTTGATCTTCAGCACCAGCGCTCCGAGGTTCGCGAACACGGTCTGAAGCCTCTTTTCCAGATCGGTGAAGTCCTGTTCCCCGATCTCGGCCCGGAGCTCTCCTTCCTTCATCCAGAGGGTGAGGAGGATGCGCCCCAGGTTGTCGACAGCCTTTTCCAGGTTGGGGATGTAGCTCGCGACGGCTTCGCGGAGGTCCGAATCGGTGGCCATCGCGCCGATCGCCGTGGCCTCGAAGGCCTCCGGGTCCTCGAGCATCGCGGCCTCTTCCATCATGGGACCGCCCTGGGCGGCCATCATCTCGGCGGACTGCGCTTCCTCGACTCCACCCGGAGGCATGCCGCCCGCTGCCGGGTCCATCCCCGGAGGCATCGGCGCACCGGCGGCGCCCGGCGGCATCCCGCCCATCGACGGGTCTGCGCCCGGCGGCATCCCGCCCATCGACGGGTCTGCGCCCGGCGGCATTCCGCCCATCGACGGATCGGAGGGCGGCGCGCCCATCTCGGCGGCTCCCTCGGGGGCCATCGGGGGCGGCATCTGCTCCGGTCCTGCGGGCGCGCCCTCCGGGGGCATGCCGCTCATCTCGGAGGCAATCTGCATTGCCCGGTCCTTTACGGACTGGAGGATGTTCATCTTGTTGGAGAGCTCACGCTGCTCCGATGCCAGCTGTTCGGCAACCTGGGCCGACTGCTCCATGACCTGTGCGCCGATGTCGTCGACGGCCAGCTCAACCGGATTCGGCGGTGGCGGCTCCGGGGGCGCCATCATCTCCGGCGGCATCCCGCCCATCATCTCCGGCGGCATCCCGCCCATCATCTCCGGCGGCATTCCGCCGCCCATCTCGGGAGGCATTCCTTCGGCACCCGGCGGCATGCCGCCGCCCATCGAGGGGTCCATTCCCGGAGGCGGCCCGGCCGCCATCGGAGGCCCACCCTGGGCGACCTTGGCAAACGCCGAAAGCTGCTCGGGATTTACCAGGTAAAACGGACACGAGCCGCGGTTTTCGGCCTTCTTGATGAGCCCTTCGGCGTCATCTTGCCCGAGGCCGCCGATGACGATGAGCTCCCGGAGAGCGGCGACTTTGTCCAGCGACGCCTCGCCGTCGATGGAAAAGAGCCCTGCGCCGGCCTGTGCCACCTTGTGTTCGTAGGCGCCGACCTTCTGGAGCTCCCGGCAGTAGGCCAGGTTGTCGCTGGCGCCCAGCAGCAGGTCCTCCACGTTGCCCATCGTGCCCTTGAGGAACTGGTAGTTCTTCGGGATGTAGGTCAGGTTGCCGCCCCGCGGCGCGACCAGGTTGGAGATCGGGCTGTTCGGATCGGTGACGAGCATGCGACCGTAGGAGGTCTTCATGCGCCGCACACCGTCCGAGCCGGTGCTGATGCTCGCGATGTCGATGGGCTTCGTGCCCTCGAGTTTGCCGCCTTCCCAGCAGATGAACGCGCCGTAGCCCGTGCCCACGGGGAAGTCGTCGCCGTTGACGAGCTTCGCGAACTTGCCGTCCACGCTCTCCGCGGGTACCCACTCGCCGACCGGCGGCTTCGTGGTGGTCACCATCGTCCCGTTGTCGAAGTAGACGAGGAACTGGTATGTCGTCTGCCGCTTGGGGACCGGCGGGGAGAGGACGTTGCCATCGGTCTCGCGATGAGTTGCCCAGTACTCGTCTCTGCCCAACGTCATGTCGGTGCGCTTGCCGGCGTAGACGGGCGACTCGAAGTCCTGCGGGTTGGCGATGACGAGGGCCATCTTCTGTGTTCCGTCGCACATGTGGATCTTGTAGAAGCCGTTTTCGTTCGGCGTGGTGCGCCAGACGGGCTCCTCGGTCTCGATGGCCACGTTCGGCTTCTCGCGGTTGTCGAGCACGACGTAGCCGACCTTGGTCGCGTACTGGAATGCGGCACCCGCGTTTTTGCCGAAGTACTTACGGAACGCTATGGCGTTGTCGTTCGGTGTCAGGACGACGGCCTCCGCCGGCGCCACCGAGGCGGTCTTCACGACGTGTGGACGCAGGGCGTCCATCAGCTTGTCACCGTCGAAGTTCTCGAAGGCGTACTTCAGGACGGGACGCCGCGTTTCCAGCACCTTGCGGAAAGCGAGCTTCACGTGGTTGGGCGCCTCTGTGAGGAACGCTGTGAGGAGCTCGCCCTTCTCGGCCGAGGCGTAGACGTTGCGCCCGACGGTCGGCGGAATGACCACGTCTCGGATGCTCTGGTCGGGTTCGAGCGCGTCCGGCGGCTTGACCCCCTCACCGAGATCGTCGAGCGAGCCGCGCTCGATCTCGGACAGCCATTCCCTGTCCAGCGGCAAGAAGGTGTTCTTGTCCTTGTAGTAGATGATCTCGAGCGGCTTGATCTGGTTGCTGGCCAGCACGACAGGGATGAAGAGCGTTTCGCCGTTGACCGCCAAGACGAAGGCGCCCACTGCCGAACCGTCGTCGACGTTGCTGTCGAGAACCTGGAAGGTCACGACGCTTTCCATCAGCTCCGGGAACTTGCCCGCGAGGACGCTCTGTGCCATCTGGGTGAAGCCGTCTTCGAACGCACGGGCTTCGTCATCCGGCGTCGGCGGAGGCTGCATCATGCCCTGGGTCTTGGGAGACATTCCGATCGGCATCTTCGTCCTCTCCTAGATGTGCTTGCCCAACTGGTACAGACCAGTCGGGAGCATTGACGACATCACATGCGTGGTGAACGCCGGAACCAGAGTCTTGATCGCCTGCATCTTGTCCGGCGCATGTTTGACGGCGCTGATGGACGCGGACATCTCTTCGACGAGACCGGGCGCGGCGATGGCTGCCGAAACTCCCGAGAGCAGGTTCAAAATTTCGTTCCGTGTTCCGCGATCACCAATGAGCGCACGGATGCCAAGCATGGCCGGGATCGCTGCCACGTTGTTGATACGTGCGACCCCTTCTGCGGCCCGGATGACCTTCCCGTAGAGCTTTGTCTTGCGCAGATTCTGGGCGTGCCCGAGTTCGTGTCCCACGACCGCAGGGTTGACAACGCCCAACTGGATCTTGTCCTGCGATGGAAGATAGTAACCGGGACCTCCGCGGCGCAACTCGAGGTCGACGTCGGAAAGGGTAGGGTCCTCTTTGAGGTAGCTTTCGATGGTCTGCTGGATCCGACGGCCCTGACCCGGGCCCTCTTCCTGCCAGAAGCTACGGACGTCCCCGAGCTCTTGACGCAGCTTTCCCAGCCCCGGCTGGGTTGTTAGACTGCTGATCTCGCGGCGGCCTGCCATTTTGCCTCATCGCGCCGTGCCATCACGCCGGGGTAGAGACGACCTTCGGGGCGTTCTCGGCTTGTATTTTCGGGCCGCTCCCCTCGGAGACCGCTTCCGACAGTGTGGGCTGCTGCTGCTGTTGCTGCTGCTGCTGCTGCGCTCCCATGTACTTGTCGTGCAACGTGCGAACCCGGTTGTAGTAGTCATCGTTCTCGGCGAGAGCACGCTGCATTGCTGTTGGGTCGTTCGGATCGTACCCGAACTCACCGGCCAGGTCCTGCATTCCGACGTTGTAGGCCGCCCCGCGCCGCATCATGTCGACAGGGTGCAGCTGGGCCGTCTTGAAGAGGCGCCCTTCGATGACACGAATGCCGACCTGACGATACAGCGGGAGGCGGTCCACAGCAGCCCTCTAGGCCTGGAGACGCCGGAGACGGGCGAGGACGTCGGACCGCGGAGCGGCGCACTTGCTGTCGCCGCACTCCTCGTCGTCCTTCTTCTTGTCGTCCTTCTTCTCGCCGTCCTTCTTCTCGTCGTCCTTCTTCTCGTCGTCGCCACCGTCGCTCTTGGCGACGTAGGACTTGAGGGCGTCCGGCATTTCGCCGCCGGTCTTCTCGATGTGATCGATCAGCCGGGTCTGCTCGGACGGAGGGACGCCCATGAGGTACTGGATCGCGGCGACCTTCTGGTGCGACGTGAGGTAGAAGGGGAGGTGGTTGGCCACCTTGCCGCCCAGCGCCCGGAAGCGCTTCATGTACTCCTCGTCCTCGCCGACCTTGGTCTCCTGGATGACGGTGTTGGTTCCGCCGGTGCCCACGGGGCCCATGCCGCCGGCTGCGGTGTGGGGCTCCTCCTTGCCGATCCGGGCCACAGCCGGGACGGTCTCGTCGGTCTTGCCGACTTCCTTGCTGCCCTTGTTGGCGTAGCCCGCGCCGCCGGGGCGGTTCTGCTCGTCGAGCTTGCCTTCGCCAGTGACCATGTCCGGGGTCACGCCGCCCACGCCGACGGTGGTGCTGGCGTGCTTGGCCGCTGCCGCGATCACACGGCGCAGGCTGGAGGTCTTGGCCTCCTCGGCGGAGTTGGTGCCGGGCTCGCCGACGGGGCCCATGCCGGTGCCCTGGGCCGCGGCGCGGTCCTCTTCCTCACCGATCGCGCCGCGCCCGGAGTCCTGCTGACTCCCCACGCCGGCCTCGCCGACATTGGCGTAGCCCTCGGGACGCTGCTGATCGTCCAGCTTGGCCTCGGCCGTCTCGGCGTTCTGCACCGTGTTCTGCTGCTCCGGCTTCGTGCCGGTGATGGTGGAGCCGGTGTCCGCCATGCCGAGCTTGCGGCGCAGCGTGCGGGCGGCTGCGGTGACTTCCTGCTCGGGGGCACCGCCTGAGCCGGCAGCGGCGTCCGCGGCTTGCGCGGCGTTGGCTGCGCTTTCCTGGAGCGAGTTGGAGAGCTCCACCAGGTTCGCGGCGAGGTCCGCGGTCGTCTCGGGAGCCACGGCATCGACGGGCTCCTCGGGGAGTCCCTCCGAAACTGCGTCGGCGGCCTCGGCGGCGATTTCCTCGTTCGCGAACTTGACGGCGCCCGTGTCGATCAGCGCCTTGCAGACGCCGTGTGCGTATGCTTTCTTGAACAGTGCCATCGTGCGTACTCCTTTTCGAGTTGGTCGACTGCTTTCATCACCAGCCGCAACGCAATTCGGGATAATAGTAGGGTGAACGTCGGGATGTTTCAAGCGTTTTCAATACCGACCTCCCCGTCCCTTACCGAATTCCGTTCCGTGGACGTATGCGGGGACTGGGTGCGTTCCGTGGATGTCTGACCGCTCTCCGAAGTGCGCGCCCTCCATGAGCGTCTGCTTCAGCTTGCGGTGACCCATGCGAGCCATCCAGTCCGGGTTCAACAGTGGGTTGCTCACGAACGACTGCACCACGAAAGAAACGCGCGGAGGCGACTTGGCCACGGTGATCTTGTTCACCTTGTGACGCTTCAGCTCTCCAGCGATCTCCGGCGTGACGGTGGTTCCCGCCATGTGGTGCAGATAATTCTTCGCCAGGACGCGCCCCTGCGACTGTGACAGCGTGGTGTTCTCGGTGTCTTCGGCGAGCGTGCGCATCATTGACGGGAACGTAACGACCTCTCCCGGGTAGAATCGGTCTTCCGGATCGTCGTCGATCTGAACGTGGTTCAGCTGTGTCTTGGCCAGAATTTCCAGGTGGCGCTTGTCGACGTCGATGCCCTGACCAGCGTACGCATCGTACAGCTGATCAACCATGTACTTGCGCCCCGCGCCCATTCCCTTGTACTTGACCACTTCGTTTGGCATCGGAATGCCTTCGGACAGGGTGTCACCGGCGGCTACACGCTGTCCCTTTTTCACGGTCGGGTTCAGGTGTGGCGGCACGTAGTGAGCGGTGCCACCGACGCGAATGTTGACGCCGCCTTGCGGGGCGTTCTGGATGTCTTCGACTTCGCCGTCGGTGTCGGCAAGCGCAGCCTTGTTAGCGAAGGTCTT